CTACAAAAAGTAAGGAAGAAGCATTTAAATGGCTTCGAGATAACGGCCTAGGTGATTTGATTAAAAATGAAATCACTGTTGCCTTCGGTCGTGACGAAGATAACAAGGCACAGCAATATGCTGTCCTTGCGCAAGGTCAAGGGTACGAACCAATCCAGAAATTAAAGGTCGAACCAATGACACTTAAAGCATTGGTCAGAGAGCGTCTTGAGTCTGGACAAGAGATGCCCTCTGATCTTTTTAACCTGTTCACGGGCAACAGAACAAAAATAACAAGGAACAAATAAACATGAACCAAGTAGCAGAGAAAAAGTCTGCAGGTCTTCCGACAAATATGTTTGAAGATGATGCAGCAAAAGGACTGGGCAAAATAGGTCAAGAAGATCTAGCTCTTCCTTTTCTTAAAATCCTTGGACAACTTTCACCAGAAGTTAACAAACGTGATGGTAAGTATGTCGAAGGTGCAGAGCCAGGAATGATTTTTAATTCTGTCTCTGGAGAGTTATATGATGGAGTGAAGGGCATAGATGTCATTCCTGCATTTTATAAACTTGAATACATCGAATGGAAAGATAGAGGAGATGGACCAGGTGCACCAGTTGCAATCTATGATTCTTCTTCTGATATCATGTCCAAAACAAAACCAGATGCAAACTACAAAGATAGACTACCTAGCGGTAATTATATTGAAAAGACTGCGTCTCATTTTGTAATTATCACAGGTGATAGTCCATCGACTGCATTGATATCTATGAAATCTACTCAATTAAAAATTAGTAGAAAATGGAATTCAATGATGTCGGGAATCAAACTAAAAGGCAAGAACGGTTTATTTACACCGGCATCTTTTAGCCATATTTACAGACTAAAAACAACTCAAATGTCAAATGATAAAGGCACTTGGTTTGGTTGGGAAGTAAGTAAGGTTGGACCCATAACTGATCAACAACTTTATCAGCAAGCTAAATCGTTTTCTGAAAGTATCTCTAAAGGTGCTGTCAAAGCGAAACACGGCGAAGATAAACCAAAGGATCAAAGCATTATCTAATTCTCTAAGAGAATGAGTGCACAATGTGGGCCAGGAGGGAGACTGAGTGGCCCACACGATAAGTTATGGATAAAAGATATATAAAATATTTTGATGGCTATAGGGCAGCGTATGGTCTAGCTGACTTCGATGATCCGAAGGCATTTGTAGACCCAGAAAGCGGAAAGAAAAAACCAGTATACAGATGGAATTACGAACCCCTAACCGAAAAAGTTTACGAGGCCCATATAAGAGGCACTCTGTCAATAGGTATTCAACCCTGTAATGAAAACAAAGAAGTAAGATTTGGTGTTATAGATGTTGATCCTAAAGACTATGATGACTTTAATAAAAAATTTTTTATAGATGTAATACAAGATTATCAACTACCTTTAATACCTGTTGAGTCTAAAAGTGGTGGATTACATTTATGTTTATTCATGGATCATTTTACAGATGCAAAAGCAGTTAAATCTTTTTTAAGTAATCTATTACCATTATTTAAATTAAAACCAGACTGTGAAGTGTTTCCAAAACAAACCGAACTAACAACGGACGAGGAAACAGGGAACTTAAAACCAGGACAATTTATTAATTTACCATACTATGGTGGTAAACGAAGAGCATTAAACGTAGACGGAACACCATTTGACATTGAAAAATTTTTAACATTAGTAGAAGCTAATTTAGTTTCTAAAGAAGACTTAACAAAAATTACAGAAAATATAGATAAAAAAATTTATGAAGGAATTGATGGGGATTTATTAGATGGTCCACCATGTTTGGCTGAAATATCTAAAGTATCTAGTAGAGACGGCTTTGATGGTAAGGATAGATTTATGTACAACTATCATGTCTTTGCTAAGATGAAATACCCTGATGGATGGGAGCAGAAAGTCAAGAATGCTCCAGTTAAATTTTTTGAAGAACGACATGCAAATGCATGGGATGATAAAATTCTAAGTGCAAAATTAAAATCCTGGAAGAGATCAGACAAAGGATATACTTGTACTCAAAGTCCACTAGCTGACTTTTGTAAGAAGGGTATATGTGTTAAGAAAAGATTTGGGGTGTTAGCTGGATCAAAGGGATCCTATCCAATACTGACTAACCTGAGAAAGATAGAAATTTTTGAAGAACCAGAATACGAATTTGACGTTACTAAACCAGACGGCATTGCAACAGCAACAGTACATTGTAAATCAATCGAACATTTAAATGATCAACGTAAACGTAGAAATGCAATAGCAAAAGCTGCAGGATTTTTACCACCACTTATTAAAGGTGAAGAAGAACAAACAGTAATGGATGAATTATATAAAACACAGAAAGCTGTACAACCACCTATAGGTACATCTCCTAAAGAAAAACTACATGATGTATTACATGCAAAAATTAATGGACCTAGAGCGTCAACAGATGCAGCATTTAAAAGTGGCTCAGTATTAATAGAAGGTGAATATGCATTTTTTAAATTTGAAAAATTTTTTGATAGATTAAGAGCTAAAGATTGGAAATATAAAGAAGAAAAAACAGGACGTATTATGGAGACTACGTACAGAGAGTGTGAGATACAATTCCTGGACCAGAAAAGATTTCCATCCAAAGAGTCTGGTAAATATAATTCTTCTACTAAGAATGTAATACAAATAAACATAAAGTCTTTTGAAGAAGTACCAATATACCATACCAAAATAAAACATAAGACGGAGATAATGTGATTAGTAGAAAAATATACGGGCCTCCGGGAACAGGGAAAACAACTAAACTTATTGATTATGTTAAAACATTTTATAAACTTGGAACACCTTTGGATAAGATTGGTTACTTTGCTTTTACTACCAAGGCAGCAACTGAAGCTACCAATAGAATGTTAGATGCATATAAACATTTACAACAAAAAGACTTAAAAAATTTTAGAACTCTCCACTCTCTTGCTTTTAATAGATTAGGTATGAAAAAGGCTCAGGTTATGCAGGATGAACACTACGAAGATATAGGAGCAAAACTAGGAATTGAAGTGACTGTATATTCTAATGGCCAAGAAAACACTGGATTTGTTGATTCCAATAGTGAATATTTTAATTTAATAAATGCGGCTAGAATTAAAGAAGTTTCTATTGAGGATGAATACAATACTGGAATGTACTCTTATGAATTAGAAAAAAATTTACTACATATTTTAGAAAAAGAATTAAATAATTATAAAGATTCCTTTAAGCTGTATGATTTCACAGACATGATTGAAAAATTTAATGTGGCCAAATTGTGTCCGAAATATGATGTAGTTTTTGTTGATGAGGCACAAGATTTATCTCCAATACAGTGGAAAATGGTAGATATTTTGCGGGAAAATTCCAAATATGTTATACTAGCCGGTGATGATGATCAAGCTATTTATGGCTGGGCCGGTGCAGATGTGCTTAAATTTATATCTACACAAGCTAAAAAAGACATTATTTTGCCACAATCTTACAGAGTTCCTAGGAATGTACAGTCTATAGCTGATAAAATTTTAGATAGAATTCCACATAACAGAAGAGTTAAAAAGAATTGGAAAGCACGAGATGAAGAAGGAAAGGTAAATCACATAACATCAATTGAAGATGCGCCATTACATACAGAAGACTGGTTAGTACTTGCACGAACTAATGATAGATTAGAAAAATTAAAACCTGTTCTAAAGGATATGGGAATTTATTTTCAATATAAAGGTCGTAAAAGTTTTACCACTTCCTTGTTTAGAAGCATTCTAAACTACACAAGATGGCAGAATAAAGGGGATAAATTATCTTTAAGTGAAATAAAAGATATTTTTGAATGTACTCAATCTTATCATACAGTTAGCGAGGAAAGATTATATGATCTTGCAGAATTTGGATTTAGTAATACTCAACGATGGTATGATGTATTTAAAATAAACCCAGAAGAATGTTTATACATTAGAGAAATGTTAAGACAGGAAGAAGAATTAAACAAAGATGCAAGAGTACAACTATCTACAATTCATTCTGCAAAAGGTGGGCAGGCTACAAATGTTTTATTAATTTTAGATAATACAAAAACAATTAGAGAAGCAACAGAAAAAAGCGAAGATAAACACGATGAAGAACATAGAGTCTGGTATGTAGGTGTTACACGTACTAAACAAAATTTATATATAATGACAGCAAAAAGGGAGGATAGAGGTTATGACGTCGAAAGTTTGGGATAAACAAATTGGAGGATCACATTACTCCAAATTTAAAATTCAGCCTAGTAAATTTGTGGTAGAGAACGAGTTGCTCTTTCCAGAAGGATGTGCTATAAAATACATCTGTCGTCATCGACTGAAAGGAAAAAGGCAAGATTTGGAAAAAGCTATTCACTTTATCGAAATGATTATTGAAAGGGATTACGGTGAAAATTCCTAAGTTTGAAGCACAGACAGAGTGGGTAAAACCTACAGAGTTTCCAGACTTAAGACAGGTAGATGAAATAGCAATAGACTTAGAAACAAAAGATCCTGACCTAATAAAAAAAGGATCTGGTTCTGTTATTGGTAATGGTGATGTAATTGGTATTGCTGTTGCAACTAAACATTACAAAGGATACTTTCCTATTGGTCATGAAGGTGGTGGTAACATGGACCGACAAAGAGTTTTAGGTTGGCTTAAAGATATATTAGAATCTCCATCAACAAAAATTTTTCACAATGCAATGTACGATGTCTGCTGGCTACGTGCATTAGGGTTTAAAATAAACGGCGACATTGTTTGTACAATGATAGCTGCAGCAATTACAGATGAGAATAGATTTAGATATGATCTTAATAGTTTGTCATGGCATTACCTGGGCTATGGTAAAAATGAAGCTGCACTAGCAGAAGCTGCAGAAGAATGGGGTATTGATCCTAAAGCAGAAATGTACAAATTACCTGCTATGCATGTTGGATCTTATGCAGAAAGAGATGCTGAAGTAACTTTTGGTTTATGGCAGGAGATGAAAAAAGAGATTATTAGCCAGGATTTAGAGGACATATTTGATCTGGAAACAGAATTGTTTCCATGCCTGGTCGACATGAGATTTAAAGGTGTCCGGGTAGATGTAGACAAAGCTCATGCAATGAAAACAGAATTTAAAAAAGCAGAACACGAATTATTAAATAAAATAAAAGGAGAAACAAATATTGATACACAGATATGGGCCGCACGATCTATTGCAAATGTATTTGATGTATTGAGATTAGAGTATCCACGCACAGAAAAAACAGAAGCACCATCATTTACTAAAAATTTTTTACAAGAACATAAACATCCTGTTGTTAATATGATTGCTAAAGCAAGAGAGATTAACAAAGCTCACACAACTTTTATAGATTCTATTCTTAGATACGAACACAAGGGTAGAATACATGCTGAAATTAATCAGCTTAGATCACAGACCGGGGGCACGGTAACTGGTAGGTTTTCCTACCAGAATCCTAACCTTCAACAGATTCCTGCAAGGAATAAAGATCTTGGACCAAAGATTAGATCATTATTTATTCCTGAAGAAGGTTGTAAGTGGGGAGTTTTTGACTATTCACAACAAGAACCAAGATTAGTAGTACACTATGCATCACTATATAAATTACCATCAGTCTATGATGTAATTGATGCATACAACACAAACTCAAACGCAGATTTCCATCAAACAGTAGCAGACATGGCTCAAATACC